CAACATATTTCATCATTGCATCTTCTGCAGTACCTGGGTATGATCTAATATCACCTTCAGACCATGCAGCACCCCACTTAACTGCTACACCATGTTGTTTTGCAGCTTCTTTGAATGCATCACATATATCATCATATACATTTATTTCCCAGACAACATCAGATCCGTCATATGCTACAACATCAACAGCATGTGAATAACCTGAGTCCTGAATTAAGTGTTTTGACTTCATAGTTTGTGAACGACCAGCAGCGACTAACTTTTCCTGCTCTTCAACCGTTCGCACTCCATACGTCACACCAAAGTCAACCTTAGTTAATCCTATGGCCGTCTCAACAACTTTAACCATATCAGGATGAACACCTTCTAATTTGCCTTTGGATCTATTCGACAGTTTGAATGTCATCTTTACCTTCCTTTTCTTTTTTATCTTCTTGTCTCATTTTCCACAACATCCACTCATAATATCTTTCTGGTTCACTTTCACCCATAACCTAACATCTCCTTTGTCATTATATAGTCTCTAACAAAGTCTGATCTAACAATATCTTCCCAACCAAAGTTAATTATATCAAAGTTTTTCAACTGCTCAACAATATCAAGAAATTTCATAATACCATTTTTATCATCTTCATATCTAAAATCTGATTGAAGATAGTCACCACAAAATATAATACGAGAGTTTCTTCCCACTCGAGTAATTACTGAATCTAACTCGTGAAAGTTTAGATTCTGCATTTCATCTACTATGATGATAGCGTTATCTAATGTTTGTCCTCTTATAAAAGAAGTAGATTCAAACCTTACGCTTTCCTTTCTATGTTGAAGTTTATTCCATGATGCTGGTTCACCAAACAATTCATTTGCAATGTTTTTATAAGGTGTAGTAAATACATCTTCTTTTTCTTCTTTAGATCCTGGCATGAATCCCATCTCTCTTGTAGGAACTACCGATCTAATAATAACAAGTTGTGTTTGCTCTACTTCTGGATCTAACACTTCTTCTAACGCTAGATACATTGCTATAAATGTTTTACCTGTTCCAGCAGATCCCGTAAGAACTAAATTGAAATCATCCTCCCACGATTCATACACTCTTTCTTGATTTTTGGTAAGAGGAGGATAGTCTAAAAGATCATCTAGCTTCACAGACAAAGAGTTGTGTGACTTCTTCTTTTGTTGCTTCATATTTTGATAGTACTTTTCTCACCAGAATTCTTTTTAATTTTCTTAAGCATATCTTGCCACTCGGTACCAGCTCTTCTGTGTACTGACTTACTGTCACTAATAAACCCAGGTGTAGTTAACTTCTGTTTCCACTGAGGATTAGCTTCAAGAAATTCTTGAAGTTTGCTCCACGTGATAACTTCAGTATCAACCTCTTCCTGGGTCTCTTTATTAATTAATGTATATGTAGGCATGCAGCCCCTTTCCAAATCACAATTTATTATACTCATTATATAGCATATTGTCAACTAGATATTATGCGACTAGTTCCTCCTTTGCGCTTTCAATTTTATCGTCTAAGTATTGCTTCTTTGCTTCGATTTTTTGTGCTAGTGCACTGTTGCCACGTTTCAATAATTTTTCCATATAATGTCCTAATTCAGCTGAATCTTGTTCTAGTCTTTGTATTTGACTATAACTCATATGTGTTCTCCTTGAATGAAAAAAACCGCACCGGATGAATCCGAGGCGGTCAAGACAAATTAAAAAGCAAAATGTTCATTAACTTAATAGTCCTGGATACGCCTCCTGTACAATCTTTCTTGTAAGACCTTTGACTGGGATTTTCTTAGCGACCATGTTTAGAACTAGCTCCGCATCTGCTGGGTGAATTGATTCCAATATTCCAATAAAGATACGTTCACGTTTTACCTTAGTGGTTTCAATACCACCTTCAACAATATACGCAAACTTACGATTCTCCCTCAGCAGTGAAGAAGGAGGACTTTCTGGAACATTAGCTTTGAAGGGCGGGCGACCCTTTGGCAACAACCACTTTACGTTGGGATCCATACCGCCTTTGATTACATCTCTGACTGCATGATGGTTATTGTCTTTTAGGATCTGAATTTTTTCTTCTCTATCTTTTGCGTTTGATATCTTTTCAAACACTTCATGTACTTCTAACATTATACAAAATCTCCAACACTTTCAAGTAATAATTTACATCGTTTTTCCATTAAATACTTCAATACATTTTTGCCAGAACTTGGATTCTGGGCTTCGAAGTTATTTATAATCTTTTGTTTGAGGAGGTCAGGTGTCTCGGTAAGATCAATTAACTTTTTGTTTCGTAGATAATTACGATACACTTCATCTCCCATACACTTAGGATCAGCTATCAATCTATCAATTGCAGCTTGTCTCAACGGTGTCTGACGAATACCTTCTACAAAGACATTATCACCACTCAACACATTGGGTACACCGTCAGATGTATCACCTTTCATAATTAATTCCATTAGCTGTTTGCGAGGTAGTCTTTCTTTTATCATTGATTTTTTGATAGGAGAGTATTGAGAAACATTACCATACTTCTGAAGTTGAACAAAGTCTTTATCAGAAGATATAATTAGAATCTCGCCACCTTTGCCAAACTCTTGTGACTCTTCACACAAGGTGCCAATGATATCATCTGCTTCTACTTCTTCTACCTCAACTACTTTGTAAGGCATATTCTCTTTGATCTCTTCCAAAACTAAGTTGGTTATACGGAACAGTTCGTTCCAATCCATCTTTGATTCTTTGCGAGCATCCTTACGTTTATGTTTGTAAGGAGGAAAAGCTTCTCGTCTCCAGTTCTTGAAGCCATCTGTACATATGACTATCTCACCATACTTCTGTTTATGTCTAGCTCTATACATACGAATACTGTTTAGTATCATATGTCTAACTAAGTTTTCATCAACATCTAACTTCTGAGTCACAACATTAGATATTGCTATTGCATTATAATCTAATAATATCATACAGATTGAGGTCCTTCCATCCAAGAGACCAAAGCCTTACGCTTTCCACTTGTTACTGGAGTTACTCTGTGCAGCTTAGTGCTAGGGAATACTATTACTGTTCCCTTCTCTCTCCACTGATCGTCTATCTCTATACCTTGTATTTCTAATAGACCACCTTCATAATCATCTGGACCTGAAAGCTGTAATGACATGCTCAACTTTCGTTCATACCAACGATCGTGCATACCATCTTTAGAACAGTCAATGTGCCAATCGTAATGACCTTTATAGGATGAGTCATACTCTGAATACTGTATATCATAAACATCTCTAACATCATATCCAAAAAAGATTCTATTGGCACCAGAGAAGTTTCTTATTAAGAAGTTACGGATACCTTCATTGTGAGACCAAGCTACTTTGCTTCTTCGCATTTTTTCAGCTTTTTGTTCATCACCAGGCTCACCTACTTCAGCTTCTTGAACATTTTTCATATCATGTTCGAGTTCTCGTTCTAACCAACTTACTGCATCATATCCAATGTTGTAAGCTGCAAAGGGGGGTCTTTGAGGCATTCACTATTCCACTTGTGTTATTGTTCCATTCTCTATAAGATGTTGACGATTAGCTAAGTGCTCCGCTTCTACATCATCCTTACTCTGACCATTATACCCTACTGCAATGTGTTTGTCAACCATTGTTTTATTCATGCTGACTCCATCAATAATGAACTCTCCAAGTATACGACCATACTTGCCTTCTTTGTCTTTTTGAGTTCTCATTGTTTGCATAGAACCAATTGGCATCTGATCTTTAACATAATCTTTCGCATAGTTACCAAATACTTTTTCAACAGGATCTCTGGTCCTTGACTCAGGTGTATCTATTCCCCACAGTCTAATACGCTCTCTGTGCATCCAAACACCAAAACCAAGGTCGATATCTACATCAACTGTATCACCATCAACTATTCTTAAAATCTTTACTTGATACTCATACATTAGACTCCAAAACTTTCTCCACAGCCACAGCTTGCTGTTGCATTGGGATTGATTACTTTTAAAAAAGAACCACCTAGTTCTTCTACATAATCAATTGTACATCCAAAGATGAACATTTCAGCTAACGGATCTAACCATAAGTTTTCTACAGTAGGTTCTTTATCAGTAGTGCCCCACTCATATTGAAACCCTGCACATCCTCCACCTTTGACAGCAAGGGATACGTTTGGTTTTCCAACCTTCTTCAAATATTCTTTAGCGGTTTCCGTTAGTGTGATCATTAAAGTATTTATCTATCATTTCCAGTCGTTCATGTGCACTTCCCATGATCGACAATTCTTTCTGTACAGCTTCTACAATATCACTGTGTTCACCAATGCCTGTCGCATTGTTCATGTAAACCATTATATTTGTTTTTGCTCTTTCAAGCTCACCTTCTGAATGCATTCTAGCTGCCTTGATAAGTTGCGCTGCAATACTCATTTATCTCTCCTTATATGTTTACTGTGTATCTTACATCCGATGAACTCATTATAAAAATCATCACGTAAAAGTACATCCAATTCAAATTGTATTTTAGCTTCATAGTAAGAACACTCACCTTTGGTTTCACAAAGTTTCATTATCTCTCTTTTATATTTGTCCTTACCATTTTGTTCAACTAATTGTTGAACCTCTTTGCTACTACCGTAGTAGTCTCTCCAATTAGACTCTACACGAGTCTTGACACGTCTCTTGCGTGTTTTGGTTTTAGGTAAAGTCTTTGGCTTCCAAAAAAACTTTTTGCCAATATACTTTTTATCAGTTTCTATTTCGGTGATTAGATAGACAAAACCCTGGTACTCCTCAGGTGTTTCATCATAAGGTTTATTACAAAAATACCACATACATTATATATGTCAGTTGTCAATCATCATTGACTTACATAGTTTATAGTACTCTGGTACTGCATGATCACTAAACGAATCCCAACCCGCTAAAGAAAACCAACCTCTATAAGTTCCTGAAATCCAGTTCTTTATCATATACCAACTTCCAGATCCAGTTGCAAACATACCTTGATAATCAAAGTACATTAGTTCTCCGTGATGTTTATATCCAATCCACTTTGGAGGAACACGAGTGACAATGTCATTGTTATTTCTAAATCTGTAATGTTTAAATGTTTGATTCTTACACCATTTAGCATTACCAACTCGTGGGGATCCAAATGTGTATAGTTCAACTTTAGGATTGTTAAGTCTACCAGCCACTAGTGTTGCAAGAGCAGCACCTAGACTATGACCTGTGATTATGATATTTTTTTCACTTGCTTTTGAATCCATCATATGTTTATTGACATCATCCCAAACAAGATCAAGTGCTGCTTTGAAACCTCTGTGTACACGACCTTCAGAGTAACCGTCTACATCACACGATACATCTTTTCTAAATTTTAAATCTGCTTTTATGTCAGCCCACTGAGTAGGTTCTGTACCTCTGAAGACAAGAGTGTATGTGTTCTTGGTATTCAATGCATATGCTTGTGTACCACCAAAGTCAAAGAACTTGATATCAAAATCTTTAACCGCTGGACGATCTATTACCTTTCGAAAGCCAGCCTCATCTTGATATGCATACATTGACAACTTAGCACAATAGGTTGCTTGCTTCCAAAATCCATTACGCATCGTCTTCCTCGTCTTCATCCAATTCTTCATATTCAATGGAGTAGCCACACATTGGACAATAGTTTGGTTTTTCTTCTTCGTCTATAACAAGTACTTGCGTTTCTGTATCACAGGTAACACACTCAGCCCAATACTCTTTCTCCATCTATACTCCTAACGGCGCTTCGTAGTATATAGGTTATTCGTGCTCGCCACTACTTGCACGTCCACTGTATGCACCACCATTATGAGGAGCAGCCTTTTCAGCTTCTTCATAAACTATTTTTGTTATAAAGATTCCAGCAATCACTAATATGTGACCTCCTGCGCTCCATCCAAATGCATACGGGTTGCTTATTAATGCAGCAAATATACCACTCCACATAAATGCAAGAATTAAGAATGTCATAAAAGCTACTTGTGTAGGAAGTTTACGGAGAGGAGAGTTTTCAATTGTCATAACTCCTTTCCATCCTTCTTTAAATACAATCCACAAAGCTAAAGGTGGAAATGTTTTTGTACTATTACTCATGTTAGTCTATTTCCTCTCAATGCGAATACTAATCCACCTACCCATAAAAACACGTGTAGGTTATCGTATAATATAACGTCTAAAAAACTATCGGGTTGACCGACCCATATAACTCCTGTCATAATACTACAAATTGTAATACCAGAGAATCGAGTTAATGCATCTCCAATATCTGGGATGTAACATCTCTCTAAGATTGGTAACCATGGCT